GTCGATGGTGCCGGCGATCGTGCCGCCGGGGATGGCCTCGGTGGTGATCTGGTCGGTCTGGAAGTCGGGGACCAGCGACCCGGTGTTGCCGATGAAGGTGCAGCCGATGTCCACGATGGCCCGGTAGCCGCGGGGCAGCTGCACCTTGTACTGGCCCGCGGTCCCCTGCTTGGTGAGCGTGACGCGCGACTTGGCGTCCTGCCCGGTGATCGCCCCGGATGCCCCGACGAGCACCCGGTGCGTGAAGCGAACGCAACCCTTTCGGGTCACGACCCCGGCGTGGGGATTCGACAGTGCCGAAGAGGCTCCCATGGCTGCTCCTTACGCGTGCTGGATGACCGCGTTCTTGACGGGGGCGTTGCAGCCGAACACGCCGTAGTAGCCGACGCGGCACTCGACGCCGTCGTCCGCCGCCTGGCGCAGGATCTTGTTGCCGTCGGCCGTGATGAAGTCGGGGATCTTCGTGGTCCCCGCGCCGTACGCGCGCAGCGTGTCCATCTGGAGCATCCAGCTGAACTGCGACTGGCAGTAGAGGTCCGGGTAGATCTCCACCTCGCCCTTGCTGGTCTCGAGCGCGACGCCCTTGAAGCCGATGCCGTACGGCCCCTGGATCTCGATCGGGCGCCGGCGGGCCTGCCCCTGGATGAGCAGGTTGCCGTAGCGGGTCGGGTTCATGAAGATCACCCCGGCCGTGCCGCCGAAGCGGATGCGCTCGACGCTGGCCTTGATGATCGCCTCTTCCTCCGACATGTTGCGGGCGTCGAAGTAGACGAACGACAGGCGGCTGTCCGTCGACCGGTCGTTGCCGAAGAAGTTCTCACCGCCCGACGGTGCCGTGTAGGCGTTGTTGAGGATGTTCCCCCACGCGGCCAGGCCCTGGATGGCGGTCGCCACCGGGGAGGCGTTGTTCTGCCGGTCCCCCGACGCGAAGATGTAGTCGCCGGTCGCGATGCCGGTGACCGTGTTCAGGTTCGCGTTGGTGGTGACGGTCCCGACCAGCGCACCGGAGCTCGAGAAGGTGAAGTTGACCGCCGTGACGGTCAGGACGGCGCCCGCGTTGCGGAGCGCGCCCGAGTTCTCGAACTGGGCGAACTGGATGTCCATGCCCTGCTCGAACAGCACGACGTCCTCGGGCGTCGCCAGCGTGATGACGTTGCTGGTGAGGTTGACGCCCGAGGCAATCTGCCCGATCTGGCCGTAGCCGGCGCGGTAGATCTTCGTGCTGAACGAGTGCATCGTGGCGTCCAGCGCGCCGTCGATCTGGGCCACGAACTTGTCGTAGAAGCTGCCCAGCTTGTCGCCCGCCGTGGCCAGGAGCAGACCGTCGATGGTTGCCCGGCCGTAGTCCTTCATCCACGTGCCCTGCCACTGCTTCACCTTCGTGAAGCCGTAGGTGCTGTCCTCCGACTTGGTGGCGGCCGTCGCGTAGGTCGCCGACCGGGCCGGCGAGTTGCCGACGCGGTTCGCCCACACGGGGTTGGAGCCGCTCCACGACAGCTTGCGCACCATCGCGGCCAGCGCACCCTTCGACCAGCCAACCTCCCCGAGGAAGTCGTCGTCGTACCGACGCTTGAGGGCCGTGGTCAGGTTCGCGAACGTTCCGCCGGTGCTCGCCAGGACGCTGATGCCGAACAGCACCGCGCCCAGCGAATCGAGCGCCGCGAGTCCGATCAGCAGCGCAACGACGTGGTTGACGACGGGACCGTGAACGAACAGCGCACACGCGGCAACGAAGACCGCGACAACGAACAGCAACGCTCGACGCATCGAAACACCTCACGAGTTGGGTTTTGGAAACCCGGCCTCGAGCGCTTGAGGTGTTTCGGCTTTGGTGTTGCGTCTTGGGGCGCTCTACCCCGGTGACAGTTCGGGCCTACTCACGTTCAAATTGAGCGCGCAAGAAAATTCGTCAGCCCCAACCCATCTCTCGTTTGATCTCCTGGTCGCGCTGGTCGCGGTCGCGCGACAGCTTGGGCGGCGCGCTCGGAGCCCCCTTGCCGGTGCGCTTGCCGAGCGAGGGCGAACCGCCGCCGGCCGCCGCCGGAGCGGGAGCGGCGCCACCGGCCGCCGCCTGCGCGTCGAGGCGCGCCGCGAGCTTGGGGTTCTTCTCCCGCAGGTGCGCCTCGACGTTGGCGCCGGCCTTCTTGATGTAGTCGCGCGGATGGCCGTTCTTGCCGCTGTCGAGCCACATCTGGTTCGCCACCTGCAGCGCCAGGTGGTACGGCGTCACCACCTTGTCGCCGATGGTGACCGGCACCTCCGAGTGCGTGAGGGGCAAGTCCTCGTCCTTGAGGTCCTCGGCGATGGTGGTCACCGCGCGCCGCAGCTGCGCCTCGCCGTCGTTGCCGTCTCGCTCGTCGAGACGCTTCTGCAGCGCGTCCAGCTTCTCCTCTAGCGCCAGCACCTCGGGCGACTTCTTCGCCGCGGCGGCCGGCTTGTCTGGCGCGTCCGCGGCGAGCTCCGGGTCCTTGGTGAGCAGCTTCTCCAGCAGCTCCTCCTGCTCTGCCTTCGACAGCCCCAGCGCCTTCATGCGGGCGACCACGGTCCCCTCGCGCATCGCCTTGGTGGCGGTCAGCTGCTTGGCGAGCTCGGCGTTGTCGTCCTGGAGCTTCTTGACGGCCGCCTCGAGCTCGCGTGCCTTCCGCTCGGCCTCCAGGTTCGCCAGGGCGGCGCTGCGCTTGGCGGTGGGCGGCGGCTCGTCAGGCTTGGCGGCCGGCGCGGCAGCGGCGGCGGCGGGCGTCTCCTCTTCGAGGTTCAGTGGCTCGTCGCGGTCCTTGGGCGTCTTCGGCTTGTCGCCGGCCGCGCCCTCGGAGCCACCGGTCTGATCGCCGAGCGCGGCGGTGGGCGGCGTCTCGTCGTCGAACATCTTGGAGCCGACGGGGCCGCCGTTGCCCCACTTCTTCACGGACACCTCGTTGTGGGTCTTCTGCACCTGGGGATCGGGCGCCATCGGCGGACGGCCAGCGGGCGCGCTCACGCGGGCGGCGGCCGGTACCTCGCCGGCATCGGCGGCGCCGGTCACGCGCTGGACGCGCTCGCCGACGGGTTGACGGATTGCGGGAGCGGGCAACGACGCGGTGACTGCTTGTTTCGCCATGGACGTTTCTCCTTTGGGTTCACTGCACGGGCGTGACGCCCGGGACGGAAGGCATGGGTGGACCGCCGATCGGCGGCAGCGGCGGCGCGCCCGGCATCGGCATCGGCGTGCCACCTGGCGCGGGTCCCATCGGCACCGGCGGCGCGGCGGCGGCCGCCTGCTTCTTGATGGTGTCCTGCAACGAATCGATGAGCCGCCGCATGTCGCTCAGGCGCTCGGGCGGGTAGTTCGAGCCGTCGTACATCGCCCGCAGGTACCGCGCCCGCGCGTAGCCGTACATGTTCTTCGGGTCGATGTACGGGTCCGGCGTGACGTACTTGCCGTCGTTCAGGATGCTGTCGCAGATCGCCTCCATCGCGTACGGCTCGGCCAGCGTCAGGTCGATGAGCGGCGAGAGGTCCGGGATGTCGAGCCCCTTGAGCGCGTCCTCCTTGCTCAGGAACCCGCCCTGGATCAGCTCCGTGGCCCGCTGCAGGCGCGCGGCGACCGTCTGACCGAACACCGACGTGGGGAATCGGCGGATCTCGTACTCGGCGTCGGCGTTCTCCAGCGTGAGCTCCCGCCAGACGCCGCGGGTGACGGCTCGCCACTTCGGGCTCATGCCGCGCTTGGCGAGCTCCTTGGTGAACTTCCACCACCACCCGGCCGCCTCGACCCGCATGTCCTCCCAGCGCTGCGACAGGAGCGCGAGGCGATCGGTCTGGAGGTCGGACGCCTCGCGGATCGCCACCGCGGCATTGAGGCCCGGCTGCTTCTGGCCGGCGGCGATGAACTGCGAGACGCCCCAGGTGTCATACGCCTGCTTTTGCAGCATCTCGACGTACTGGTAGGCCTCGGCGTTGAGGGCCGGCGGCGTGTCGATCTGCGCCGGCTGGTTCATGTAGCGGATGATCGAGATGTAGTCGTTGGTCAGCTTCGAGGGCGCCTCCTCGTTCTGCTGCATCTGGATCACCTTGTTGCTCGACAGGTGATGCGCCTCCCGGAACGTCCGCTGCTGCTCGTTGAGCTCGAGCTGAATCGACCGCAGCATGGTCACACCGCCGGTGCCCCAGGTGCCGACCGGCCGCTCGTCGAACACCTTCTTGATCAGCGGGAAGCCGTCGTACTGCCAGGCCTCCTGGCCTTCCTTCGTCAGGATCGTCTTGCCCGCCATGGTGACGTGCTTGCCGGGCACCAGGTTGCCGTCGTCGTCGCGGCTGGCGCGCTGCCACGCTTCGACCAGGCGCACGAGCTCGCGGTTTGTGATGTAGATGATCGACGGCGGCGTGGTCACCGCCTGCGAACGCAGCAGCGACTCGTCGACCTTGTACTCCTCGGCCGCCTGCTCCACCGGCATGTAGCGCACGTGGTAGGCGCACTCGGGCTGGCCGTAGATGCTTTCTCCCTCGTCGAAGTAGAACTCCCACGACGGGAACCGGGCGCCCTTGACCGTCGCGCCGTCGATCCAGAGCTTGTAGACGCCGCCGTCGCCGGTGATGAGGTCGCGGAAGGCCAGCGACGCCTCGTCCTGGTACATCTCGGCCTCGGCCCATGCGTCGGACATCTCCGTGATGTCCCGGGCGCCCATGCGGATCTTGTAATCGGCCCCGTCGGGCAGGAACTGCGCGCGCGGCCGGAACGAGCAGATGCGGTTGCGCACCGTGTTCGTGAGCGAGTAGCAGACGTTGAAAACGAGCTGCTCCGGGTCCCACAGGCGCGCGCCGTCGTCGCCCTGCACCTGGTAGAGCGAGGACAGCCGCTGCCCGAGATAGAGCTCCAGGTCGTACAGCAGGTTCTGGCGCCGCTTCGATTCTAGCGGCGACATCTCCATCCGCGTGACCTGGTCGATCAGCGCGTTGGCGAGCCTATCGCGAGTCTCTTTGAACCACGGCGTTGCGGCCACGCTCCAGCACCTTTCGGTGGCGGCGCGCGTGGTCGTTTCGTCGTTGGTGCGCCTGGTTGATCAGATCTGCGGCCATTTTGATAACGCGCGCCTCCCAGAGGGCGACGTTTCGCCTGAACTCTCGGTCCTCTCGCGCAATTGCGCGGGCCATCTCTGCGGCGCTGAGTTTTGGACTCAGCATCACTCGGTCAGCTCGGGCGCCGGGCCAGGCGCAGGATCGGCCGGCGGCGCCAGCGCGGCGTCGACCTTCGTGAGCGCGTCCTGAGCCGCGAGCCGCTGTGGAGGCGTCACGTTCTGCACGTGGGGCGCGCCCGCGAGCAGAAACCGCACCGTGGTCGCCTCTTCCCTGGTGAATTCGACGGAAACCTTGTTGTCCATTGCCGCGCTTACCCCAGCCCGCGGCGCCTGTCAGCAAAATATCCGCGGTGGCTCGATTGCTGCTGCGCCTGCTGCCGCTTCATGTACTCCTCGAATGGGTCCAGCTGCTTCGGCTTGGCCACCGGCGTCGGCAGCGCCCGCAGGATGTCCCGGGCGTACCGGTGCGCGTAGAGCCAGGCGTCCCCGAGGTCCGAGTGGTCAGCGTCCACCGCCAGCGCCCCCGGCCGCTTCCAGCGCAGCCGGCGCGCCTCCCGCAGCATCGGCGAGTTGGGCTCCACGGTCGCCACGCCGCTGCGGAGGTCGTCGTTGAGGGTCTGGATGAACTCGACCTTCCGCCGCTTGTCCGCCATGACCCACATGATCTTCGGGGCGTCGCTGCGGAACGTCTCGACCGTCTTCTTGGTCGTGTGCCCCGCCGGGTCGAACACCACCGGTCCGGGGAATCGCTCCTGCTGCTGCAGGATGCGCTCGAACAGCTGGTGGTTGGTCTGCTTGCCGTCCCACTCTTCGATCCACCCGAGGTGCGCCCGGTTCCGCTCCTGGTTCACGTCCACCCGCCCGAGCGCGTCCTTGTCGCTGAACCCGAAGTCGAGGCCGTACACGTGCGCGAAGCACAGTCCCGGTGCCGGCTGCACCGCCCCATCCGGGATGGCATACACCAGGGCGTCGGGGTCGACGATCCACAGGCCCAGCCACTCCCGGCGGTAGATTATGCTGTCCTCCGTCAGGTTGAAGCGCTCGCGTGCCTCCCTGAGCGGATCGCGTCCCGCGAAGAACGGGTTGTCGGCGCAGGTGGCCGGCTTCCCGGTCGACCACTCGGATTCGTGGCAGGCGTCGAAGAAAAACCCGTCCGCGCTCTGCGCGGGCGTCCCGTAGGCGCAGACCTGGCCGAGGTAGTCGAGCGTGGTGGGCATGATGGCGCTCTTGCACTCGTGCGCGAACCAGTCGGGGGCGAGCTGCGCCTCGTCGATGAGGACCACGTGCGCCTTGCGGCCGCGCGCGCGGGCGACGTCGCTGCGGTCGTGGAAGGAGAAGATCTCGAGTCGGCGGCCTTCGAACGACCACCACTTCTCCGACCAGTGTGGCGTCAGACCGAGGTCGAACTGGCGGTTGTACTGGTCGACTTCCTCCCACAGGATGTCCACGCCCTGCTCGCCCGTGGGGGCAAAGTAGAAGGCGCGGGCGTTGCTGTGGCGCTCGAACGCGCGCAGCACCTTCCCGATGACCGGCCCCGTCGTCTTGCCGCTGCGGCGGCCCCAGCAGCGCGAGAGGAGCGGGTGGTCGTCCTCGACCGTTTCAATCTGGCCTGCGCTCAGGATGCCGCGGAAGCGCTGGTAGCCGTCCCAGGTGCGCGCGCCGCGCGCGGCGACTACCCGGCGGGCGAGCTCGCGAACATCATCGCCCCACTGCACGTCACTTCGACTTGCGCGCCTCGTTGTAGGCGATCGCCGCGGCCACGTCTTCGCGCTTCCCGGCCTTCACCTCGGTCGCGATGTTCTTGCTGATCGTCTTCTTCGACTTCCCATTCTTGAGCGGCATCAGTTCACCTCCAA